GTAGACAAACGAAAAAAAACTCCCTAAATGAAAATTTGAATTAAAATAAGGAGGTGAGAATATGGTGAGGCCAAGAGAACCAATAAAGTTGATTCAAGCTAAAGGTAAAAAACATCTTACAAAAGACGAAATTGAAAAAAGAACAAATGAAGAATTAGATGTAAATTTGAAAAACATAAAACCACCAACTTATTTAACAGCTGCAGAAAAAAAGACATTTGAACAAATATCAGAAAAACTTTTATCGGTAGGAATAATGACAGAATTAGATGAAGATTGTTTAGCACGATATATAATAGCAAGGAGATTATATATTGAATATACAAAGACATTAACAACTATGATAAAAAAACATAAAAAAGAAGAAGAGGAAATTGATATTGATGATATAAATAAAATGCAAAATATGCAAGATAAAGTATTTAAGCAATGCCAAAGTAGCGCTAGAGACTTAGGATTAACGATAAGTAGTAGATGTAAGTTGATAGTACCTAAGTTAGAAGAAGATGATGACGATGAATTATAACAAATATATACAAGAATATTTAGATATTGTAGATAATGATATAATTCCTGTTTGTAAAGAACAAAAGTTATTATCAAAATTCATAAAAAAAATATTTGAGACAGAAAATCTAATTATAGATGATGAAAAAGTAGAAAAATATTTTTCATATCAAAAATATTTCCCCTTTGATTTATTTCCATGGGAAAAATTTTGCTTCGTATTACATAATTGTATATTTAAAGAAAATGGATTACCAAGATTTCCAGATTTGTTTATTTTAGTTGGCCGTGGCTCAGGTAAAAATGCATATTTAGGATATGAAGATTTTTGTTTGATTACTCCAACTAATGGAATAAAAAACTATGATATAGATATTTCTGCTAATAGTGAGGACCAAGCTAAAACAACTTTTATGGATATTTATAATATATTAGAAGATCCAAAACATACGAAAAAAATGAAAAAACATTTCTATTGGAACAAAGAAGAAATTATAAATCTTAAGACAAAAAGTAAAATAAAATTTAGGACTAATAATCCAAAAGGAAAAGACGGGCTAAGAAGTGGGAAGGTTGATTTTGATGAAATACATGCATACCAAAACTGGGAAAATATAAATGTATTTACTACAGGCTTGGGGAAAAAAGAGCACCCACGAAGAACATATATAACAACTAATGGAGATGTAAGAGATGGTCCACTAGATAATCTATTGGAAAAAGCTATGTTAATCCTAAATGGAGAAGTTGAAGATAATGGATTTTTACCGTTTATTTGTCGATTAGACAATGAAGATGAAGTACATAATCCAGATAACTGGGCAAAAGCTAATCCAAGTTTACCTTATAGACCTTCACTTATGGAGCAAATGAAAAAGGAATATGCAGACTATAAAATAAATCCCTATGTCAATAGTGCGTTTATGACTAAGAGAATGAATATCCCAAAAGGGAGCAAAGACATTGAAGTAACTACATGGGAAAATATATTAGCAACAAATAAAGAAATACCAGATTTAGAAGGTGCAAGTTGTACTGTAGGGATAGATTACACGAAAGTTAATGATATGATGACTGTAGGGTTACTTTTCTTAAAAGGAGGAGTATATTATTGGATAACTCATAGTTGGTTTTGTACTAATTCTAGAGATAAAGATAGAATAAAAGCGCCTTTGGAAGAATGGGCAAGGCAAGGGTTATTAACAATTGTCGATGACATTGAAATTAATCCAGATACGGCTACGGAATGGATACAGGAACAGTTAACTAAATATAATTTTGTTAAATTAGGTGTAGATAACTTTAGACTTGCATTACTAAATAAATCTATGAAGAATATTGGAATAGATGTATCGGAAAAAGAACAAGTAAGGATAATTAGACCTTCTGACATTATGAAAATAGTACCGGTAATAGACAGTTTATTTAATAATCATCAGATAGTATGGGGAGATAATCCCCTTATGAGGTGGTTCACCAATAATACTAAGCTGACAGGTAAGACTTTAGGAAATTATATATATGACAAGATAGAACCTAAAAGCAGAAAAACAGATGGATTTATGGCGTTTGTTCATGCTATGATTGCTGCACAAGATACATTAGAAGATGAGGATAATTCAGAATTATTCTTTATGCCACCATTAGTATTTTAAAAGGAGGTGAGAAAATTGTGAGTATAAAAACATGGCTTGTGGATTTTTTAGGGACAAAGATTAATAAAGGCAAAATAGTAGATGATGTAATAGAAAATGAACTACAAGAAATATACTATAAAGAATTAGCAATTCAAACAGCTATAACTTTAATATCAAACGCAATATCAAAGTGTGAAATTAAAGTATATGAAAAAAATAAAGAAGTAAAAAATAAACTCTACTATACTTTAAATGTTGAAGCTAATAAAAATGAAAATAGCAGTCAACTTTGGCATAAAGCTATAGAAAAAATGATTTATAGAAATGAAAGTTTATTAATTAATATAAATGAAGATTTTTATTGTGCTGATAGTTATGCGTGTGATGAATATCCTATTAAAGGGAATGTTTATAAAGGAATTTCTATAGGAAATTTACAACTAAACAGAACATTTAAAAGTGATGAAGTATTAAGATTACAATTAAATAATGCTCATATAAAGAAATTAATTGATAGATTATACGAACAGTATGGAGAATTATTATCTTATGCTGCTAAAAACTATAAAAAAAGCAATGGAACAAAATATAAGTTGATTCTAGACCAAGTGAAAGCATCAGATGAAAAATTCCAAGAAACTTATAGAGAAGTTGTTCAAAAACAATTAAAAGATTTTATAGAAAATGAAAACGCAGTATACCCACAATATAAAGGGTATGATCTACAAGATGTTTCTCCAACTACAAATAAAGATAGTTCTGATTTTAGAAATTTAAGGAAGGAAATGTTTGAGATAGTAGCACAAGCATTTCAAATACCAGTAAGTTTAATGCTAGGTAACATTACTAATATGAATGAAATAACAAAAACATTCCTTACATTTTGTATAGATCCAATAGCAGATATGATTTCAGAAGAAATTACTAGAAAAACATCAGGTAATTATGACAATTGGGTTAAAGGAAACTATGTAAAAGTAGATACATCAACTATTAACCATATAGACATATTAGATGTTGCTGAAAAAGCCGATAAACTAATAGCATCTGGTACATGTTGTATAGATGAAGTTAGAGAAATAATAGGATTTGACAAACTTAACTCTGAGTTTAGTAAACAACATTTCATAACTAAAAACTATGATACAGTAGAAAATAGACTAATAGGTGATGAACAAAAAAATAAAGGAGGTGAATAAAATGAAAAATAAAAAATATTTTCAATTAACTCAAAATGATAACGAAGTCGATATCCAAATTTATGGAGATATAACATCATGGGAATGGTTTGAAAGTGATATATCAAGTTATACATTATCTAAACAGATAGAAGGATTAGAATGTGACAAAATAAATGTATATATAAACTCATATGGTGGAGAAGTTGCTGAAGGATTGGCAATATACAATCAATTAAAGCGACATAAAGCAAAAGTAAAAACTGTATGCGATGGTTTTGCATGTAGTGCTGCTAGTGTAGTATTTATGGCAGGAGATGAAAGAATAATGTCTACTGCATCATTGCTTATGATACATAATGCATGGACATATGCTAGTGGGAATTCAAAAGAATTAAGAAAACAAGCTGATGATTTAGATGTTATAACTCAAGCATCAATAAATGCTTATATGCAAGAAGTAAATATTACAGAAGAAGAATTAAAACAAATGCTTGATAACGAAACATGGATAGCACCTCAAGAAGCTTTAGAAAAAGGATTTATAACAACTATAGTAAATGAAAAAGAAGTTGAAGAAGTTAGCCAATCTGTTAAAAAATCATTAATGAAGTTGATTTTAAGTGCAAAAAACAAAGAAAATCAAGAAGATGATGAAGATGACACTACTAATAAAGATAATGAAAATAATGAAACTGATAAAGAGGATAATGAATCCGACAAAGATAAAAAAAATAATGAAGATAATGAGCCAAAGGAATTCAGTATGAATTCTTTTTTTAATGCAATAAAAAATATAAATGTAAAATAGGAGGTAGACAAATGTCTTTTTTAGGAAATAAAAAATTAAAACAACAAGAGGTTGCAACTAAAATGCAAAATGCTATGGCAGGAGGAAATGAAGAAGAAATAAAACAAGCATGGATAGAATTCCAAAATGCTATAGTAGAAGATATAAAATCTGACTTTGAAGAATATCAACAAACTGGAGATAAAAATATATTAGCACAAAGAGGTTATAGACAATTAACTAGTGCTGAAGAAAAATTCTATAATAAATTAATAGAAGCATCAAAAATGAGAAATGTTCAACAAGCTGTAACTACTTTAACTGACTTAACTGATAATAAATTAATGCCAGAAACAGTTATAGAAGATGTTTATAGGGACTTAGTTGAAGAACACCCATTATTAAGTAAAGTTAACTTCCAATCAGTAAGATATGCTACAAAATGCATATTTAATGACCACACTAAACAAGCAGCAGTTTGGGGAGAAATAGATGCAGAAATAACTAAAGAAATAACTTCAGCATTCAAAGTTATGGAAATAACTCAAAACAAATTATCTGCTTTTGCAGTAATTCCTATGGGAATATTAGATTTAGGACCAACATTTTTAGATGGGTATATAAGAGCAATATTAAAAGATGCTATAGCTGTAGCTTTAGAAGAAGCGATAGTTAAAGGTGACGGAAAAGGAAAACCAATAGGATTAATGAAAAAATTAACTGGAGCACTAGATGGTGTTTATCAAGATAAAGATGCTATAGCTGTAACTGATTTTGGTGTAAAATCAATGGGTGGATTAATAGCTAAAATGACTAAAAATGAAAAAGGCCAAAATAGACCAGTAAGAGGTTTAACATTAATATGCAATGCTAATGATTACTATACTTTAGTAGCGCCTGCTGTAAGAGTTCAAAATATGAGTGGGGCATATGTAGATAATTTTGCATTTCCTATGGAAGTAGTAATAAGCGAAGCAGTTCCAGCAGGTAAAGCAGTAGTAGCTATGTTAGATAATTACTTTGTAGGTGTAGGTTTTTCTAAAGATGGAGTAATAGAATTTTCTGACGAATACAAATTCTTAGAAGACCAAAGAACATACAAAATAAAAACATATGGTGTTGGTAGAGCTATATGTGAAAATGATGCTTTAGTATTAGACATAAGTGGATTAGGAGAAGCTGTTATCCCTGTTAAAGTAAAAGGCACTGTAGCAACTAAGGAACAAGCTTAATCAAAGAAGGTGATCTTATATGGATAACCTTCTTCAAAGATTAAAAGAAAAATTAAATATTACATGGACGGAAGAAGAAACAGAAAACCGTCTACAAACAATTTTAGAAGATGCTGTATTAACTTTAGACTATAAATTAGGAGCAGATGTAGATTATTCTAAAGGCATGGAAAGAAATCTATTGCTTAATTATTGTATGTATGCATGGAATAACTGTGAAAATGAATTTGACGATAATTACTTTAACAACATTATGCAGTTAAGACAGAAATATGAGGTACAAAATGAAGATAACCAATTATAACGATGGATACATACGAGTATATAAAGAAAAAAATAAAGAGAGTGATTTTGGAGCTAGAAAAAATATAAAAACACTTAATGATTTAGAATTTATAGTTAAATTAGCTTATAAAGAATGCAGCAAAAGACAACAAGATTTAGAATTTGCTGAAGCAAACAGCAGAACATTAACTTTAAAAGTTAAAACTAGACTCTACGACAAAGCTAAAAACAATCACAAAGTAGTAATTAATAATACACTATACGATATAATTTACATTGATTATGACAGAGCGAATAGAGAGATGTATTTATATCTAGAGCAAGTGAGAGAGTTGGAGGGAAGATAGAAATTGAATAAAACAATAGGTATTTTAGGAAAGATACAAAAAACACTTGAATCATTTAGTTATCCAGTTTATTATGGGCGCTCATTTGCTAAAAAAGATGATGATTGGAACTACTTTGTGTTTAATAGATACTATATTGAAAAAAGTGGTAAAAGCAACTGCGACTTTAATTACCACTATCAAATTCACATCATTATGGAAGATTATATCCCAGAAGGTTTTGAGCAGGAAGTAATAAAGACGATACAAGAAAACACAAATTTGAAGCTGGTTGATAGCTCAATGAATTTTAATTACGCAACAAAAAGCGGAACTGATATGGTAGTAGAAATGCTAACTATTGAATTTACTAAACCAGTTAGAGGGTGTAATTTAAATGGCTAGAGCAAACTTTGGAATGTCAGCTGAGGATGTCGAAAAATTACAACAGGAAATAATGAACTTTGGTGAAGGGGCTGAGCAAGTAATTAATAATTATTTAAAAACTGAGGCTAGCCAAATTTTTACTGAATCCATAGTTCATTTGATTCCTGTATCAAATAGAAATAAGAGACATGCTAAAAATAGTAATCCTTTAAAAGCTGAACAAAAAGAAAACTTATCTTTGTATATACACACAAAGAGTCAATATAACTACTTATATTTTCCACAAGAAGCAGAAGGTACAAGCAGTGGAAAAACTCCAAATGATTTTATGCAACATGGGATAGATGCTAAATATGATACAGTAGTAAATCAGATGTTAGAAAAACTACAAAATAAACTTAACGGATAGGAGATGTAACAAATGGCAATAACATATAAAGATGTTTTTTCTGAATATGAGATAAAAGAATCTTCAATAAAAATTGAAGGCGAAGAAACATTTGAAAAAATAGGTTGTGTTGGTTCAATAGAAGAAACACTAGAAACTATAACTGTGACTAAAAAATGTGAAGGCTTAGTTGTCAAATCAGTTACTAGAGGTTCTGGTAATGGAGAAGTTAAATTATCTTTACATATGAGATATGACCTATATACAAAAATGTTTGGGATGGAAGATGAAACACTAGCAGATGGGGTATTAGGATATGGACAAAATTCAAGACATAAAAACTTTGCATTTGTAGCTAAAGTAAAAGATGAAGATGCAAATGTTAAATATATAGCTTATCCTAAATTAATAATACAATCAGGACCAACAAATAAAATAGAAAACGGGGCAGAAGATGTAGCTGAAATAGAAATAACTGCTACTGTTCAACCAGATGAAAATGGATTTGCTAAATATGAAGCACTCGATACTTTATTAGATACAACTATTAAAGGGCAATGGATGACAGCATTCACACCAGATTTAGTTAAGAAAACTCAAGCATAATTTGATACAAAGGTAGGGACAAACAATGAAATGTACAATGTTAGAATTAGAATTAATGGATGGTTCTAAAATTAAATTAACTCTTAATTTTGCTAGATTATTAAAAGTGAAAAACTATAATAAAAAGCTATACGAAGAATATATGCATGCACTAAAAAATCAAGACTTCGATGTTATATTTGACAGTTTAAAAGTAATATATGTTGCTTACCTTTGCGCTAATAGTGATAAATTAGGCAGCGAAGAGTTAATGAGTGAGGAAGAGTTAATGGAAGTAGCGCCAATGGATATAGCAACTATAAATAATTTGGTAGCAGATTTAATTCAGCCTAAAAAAAAGTAGGCTTTAGAGAACCGTTTATAAAAGCAACTAGAAAAAGCAAAGAAAAGTCAAGTGTAAAAATCCCCAAATTTAAACTTGAAGACATTGAGGATTATTACACTTATTTTGTTTTAATTTTAGGAATGAGTGAGGATATATTTTGGAATATAGATTATTCTTCACTCATTTCCATTTTGGATAATAAATTAGCTTATGACAATTACATGAATTATGTAAAACAAAAAGAAATAGAACGAATAAATAGAAGAAGATAGGAGGTGAAAGGATGGCTAATAATAGCAGAGAAGCCAAGATTACCTTCAAAGCTGAGACAGCTGAATTTACTAGTGGTATTAAAAACATGAACAGTGATATAAGTACACTAAATAAACAACTGTCTCTTAACGCTACTCAAATGAGAGCTAATGGTGATAGTGTTGAAGGACTGCAAAAACAGCAAGAATTATTAGAACAAAAATTAGAAGCAAGTGCTCAAAAAGTAGAATATACTAGGGAGTGCTTAGAAAAAGCTAAACAAATCTATGGTGAAAATAGCGAAGAAGTTAGAAAATGGACAGATAAATTAATTTCAGCTGAAACTCAAAATGCAAGTATCCAAAATAGTTTATCTCAAACAAGTAGTAGATTACAAGAGTTAGAAAATGCTACTAGACAATCTGAAAGCGCTTTAGGACAACTTGAATCAACTATTAGTGAACAAGAGCAAGAGCTAAATCAATTGAAACGTGAATACCAAAACGTATGTCTTGAGCAAGGTGAATCATCACAAGAAGCACGAGATTTAGCGCAAGAAATACAAAGACTATCTGGCGAATTAAGAGAAAATAGAGATGCTTTAGAAAATGTTGAGAACGCAGCTGATGATCTAGATACTTCATTAAATGATGCAGGCGATGCAGCAGAAGAAGCAGGTGATGGATTTACTACTGCAAAAGGTGCTATAGCTGAATTTGCCGGGAATGTAATTACTCAGGCCGTTGAAAAAGTAGGGGAGTTTGTATCGGCATTATGGGAACTTCCAGAAGCTACCGAAGAGTACAGGAACATGATGGCAAAACTAGAAGCCTCAACACAACAAAATGGATATTCTATAGACGAAACAAAACAAAAGTATACTGAATATTATGGGTATCTTAAAGACGATATGGCAGTTACAAACTGTATAACCAATACACAAAAGATGCAGTTAAGCCAAGAGCAAACAAATGAAGTCCTTGATAGTGCAATGGCTGTATGGACAGCTTATGGTGATAGTATACCAATTGAAGGATTGACAGAATCTATTACTGAAACAGTTCAAGTAGGACAAGTAACTGGTAACTTAGCTGATGCATTAAACTGGGCAGGTATATCAGAGGATGAGTTCAATAAAAAACTAGAGGCTTGTAGTAATGAAAAAGAAAGAGCAAAATTAATTACTGATACCCTTAATGGGGCATATGGTGAAGGTAAAAAAGTATATGATGAAGCAACTGAAAGCCAAAGAGAAAATGCAGAAGCCCAGCAAAAGTTAGTTGATGCACAAGCTGAATTAGCAGAATCAATATTACCAGTTCAAACGGCGGTTACAGAACTTAAAACAGCTCTATTAGAAGCATTAGCTCCAGCAATAGAAACCGTGTGCGGATGGGTAGGAGATTTAGTTGATTGGTTTAAAAATTTAAGCCCAGAAGCTCAAAATATTATAAAGATTATAGGAATTGTAGCAGGAACAATATTAGGAATAGTTACAATTATTGGAACGGTTCTTGCTGTTGTTAGTGCGCTAAGCGGTGTTTGGGGCATGATAACAGCTGGTGCTGGGATTGTAGCAGGAGCTATCGGTGCAATAAGTGCTCCAGTATTAATTGTAATTGCAGTTATAGGTGCATTAATAGCTATAGGTATTCTATTATATAAGAACTGGGACACAGTTAAGGCTAAGGCTACTGAAATCTGGAATGCTGTGAAAGATACTATCTCTAACGTGTGGGAAGGTATTAAATCAAAGACCACAGAGATATGGAATAGTATAACAAGTACAGTCTCTAATGTGTGGAATAATATAAAAACTACAGCCAGTAATGTTTTCAATAGTATAAAAGGTGTTATTTCCAATGTATGGGAAGGCATAAAATCAGTATTTAATACAGTACTAAATGTAATTAAAGGTTTAGTAACAGCATATTTCAATATGTATAAAACAGTAATTATTACAGTCTTAAATGTAATA